TTTAACGTAAGATGATAAAGTAACTCTTGAAACTTTAAGTAATTTGAGAATTTCTTTGGATCTCATTATTGCAATTATAATAAATAAATTTATATACTTTTATATGGATTTACTACCCTGACATATTAAAATATTAAATTATTATAACTATTAATTAATATAGTACCAATAATTAAAAAAATCAATTAATTGAATAGTTTATCCAATATTATTTAATATTATTAATGAGCAATATTGAATAATATGGATAGTATCGATAATAAAACAATTGTGTGCCTTCGTATTTTACCGAATGGTATAATAGAGCCATTCAAAATTACTTTTGATCTTGCGGAAGAAACAATAGCACAAAAAAATGGACATTTGATAAATATTATGAAAAACATGGGATACCAATACGATTGTAAATATTACATCACCAATATAGCCAAGGCAATGTTTCCATCCGAATCATACTATAGTGCTTATTACGAGGATAATAATAAGAAATCGGGAAAACGTTTTAACGCAATTGGTACCCATCTAATAAATAACCTTTACAATAATTCCAATACCAAAAAAAATTCTGCTGATCGTAAATGTTATGGTAATTGCTATATTTTACATTATGATTCTGATTTTGATTTGCATGATATTGGTGTAGAGACATTTGTTAACATGTACAATAAAATCCATACTTTGAAAGGCATCGAAGAAAGACATTACACAAATCGTATTTTCAAAAAAAAAAATTCTCTTAAATATTGTCTATATGAAAAATATACGACAACACATGGTTGTAATGTCTGTATTATTGCATAACTCGTAAAAAAAATTGAAAATCCAAATAGTAAATATGTCCATTGAAAAAAACGATAAATTAGCTTTTGATTAGGCACACACGGAGTAAATTCGAACAAACGTTTAACAACCCAACCAATACATTATGAACAGCGAAGGAATTTTTTACGAGCCACCAAGAGAAGAAATTCTCGATTTGTTGTTCAAAATACTGGACGCCAATAAAAGACATATTTCCAATAGTACTGTCGTTGAAGCCGGCAAATTGAAAAAAATGCTGACTCGAATGACGGATTTTGGTTACGCCTTGGTTCCGAAAATGGCTTGGATTGTCCAAAACTTGGAAGAAAGTACAGGAGTTTGTACATTTGGTATGTTTGGACTGTGTGAACCACTGAATTGTAAGAATTGCCAAAACCTATCAAAGGTTATAGACCCAGAAACATGGAAAATCTGGGTATTGCAACAATGCCCAACGATTATTACACCATATGGTCCTTGGATTGTGCCCCAACAACCGATGCAACAGCATAGGCAACCAATGCAACAACCAATGCAACAACCAATGCAACAACATAGGCAACAACCAATGCAACCAATGCAACAACCAATGCAACCAATGCAACCAATGCAACCAATGCAACAACCAATGCAACCAATGCAACCAATGCAACAACCAATGCATCGACCTAAACAACATAGGCAGCCTGTACGCCAACCGTTGCAACAAATGCAATATCCCATGCAGCACCCAATGATGCACCCAATGCAACATCCATTGCACCAACCAGTGTTTCATCAAGCTCCAATTCGCATGGACCAACCATTAGGATACCAATTGCCTCAGATCGTACCATGTCGATATGGATTTAAGTGTACAAATACAAATTGTACATTTGGTCATCCTGAAAAGAAAATGTGCAGGTTTGGAGAAAATTGCACAAAAGTAGGTACAAAGATGGGATGCAAATTTGCTCATCCACCAAGACAATCCGAGCCAATTATCCTTACCAACCCAGATGAACAGGATAAAAAACCCAAACGGAAAAAGAACTATGGTAAACAAACACGCGGAAAAAATACTGGTGGACAACCAACCGTACCCAACAGTAATAAAATCGTAATAGCTTTGCCAACTGATCCACCAAAGAATCAATGAGTCTAGTCATGACTCGCTCACAAAGTCTCGTAAAAATACGAATTATTAAAAGATATTTTTAATAATTTGTATTAAAAAGATATTTCCAAACAAATTATCATTCGGGTAATCTAAAAGTTACAAGTTTTACTATAATAAATTTGGTATACCAAAATAGCTATCCACAACAAATGTGCATATATCAAACCATTACTAAAGTATGTTTCCGGTACTTTTATCATTGGATTGATTAAACGATACATAAATCCTTGTTTATATTTTTTCTCGCCCAATATCCAATATTCTAGTTCAGTTAATCCACATTTTTCATAACCCAACATGTATTGTACCAACAAAAAAATTAATAGTACCAGAGCCAATTGTTTAAATCTACAATTATTAATAAAGACAGAAACAATTACTCCAATAACGATTAACAGATGTACTATTCTTATTAGCCAAACCAAACATTTCATTATATATTCACGGAGAAATGAATTTTCGACTTATTCTACATTAATGTCTAATTTAACGGGTGGTTTGCCATCAACATAGTTCAAGCAAAAACCTTTTCTGGTGGCCAATATATAAATAATATATATCCACGGGCAAAAGAACGCTACCAAAAATGATGTCCATTGGAATTTACCGTTACATTTGAAGGATAAATATATCGCAAATAAAAATGCAACAAAATGAACCATAGCATATGTTGGTCCCCATTTGGATACATTAACAACAGTATATTGTTCTTTTGTTTCGTCCTTTTTTCCGACTTGACTCATTTATAATTTATACTAATATTATTTACAAAAGATTAATTTCGTTATTATAAAATTTAGTACAAATTATTTCTTCTTTTAAATTCTAATATTCTGTCTTTCATAAATTTTTGTTTTTGGAAAGAAGAGCATGAACAACTACCTCCATTTTGTTTTTGGAAAGAAGAACAAAAGCAACTACCTCCATTTTGCTTTCGGAAAGCACATGAGCAACCACCACCAGATTGGTCTTGGGATATATCCAGTAAGGAAGTCCTTTTAGATGATCTATTAATATTATTAAAAGGAGTTTCATTTGCCGGATTGTTATCACATTGTTTTGGTTTTTCCATTTCAATAGTTCCTCTTGGATGATGCGGTGGGGAATAAATAGTATAAAGTTTGAGACGATCAGATTCGGATGTATTAATGATTTGATGCCATGTATTTGCTGGAATAGTAACAGAAACACCATCAAATAATTCATATTTAGATTCTTTATTAGGGCCTGCTAGTAGTAAACCTTTACCTTTTTCGATGCGTACAAATTGGTCATTTTCGGGATGTATTTCATACGGTATATCATCTTTTGGTTTAATGCTCATCAAAACCAATTGTTGATTGTCAGTGGTAAATAAAACTTTACGATAAAAATTGTTTTCGATTGTTTCCTTTTCTATGTTTGTGATAAACACATTTCCGTGTTCTGCCATTTATCTATATACAGACCAGATTAATATTTGTTTTTTTTGTAAAAAGCCAAATATTTTATTGATTTACTAATTATATTTGGCTTTTTTATCAATTATCTCGGCTGCATTATAATCAGAAAAAACTTTTAAACCAAGATAATCTTTTAAATCTTTTGATTCAATCTCAGTATCATCAAATTTTCTTTTTAAATTTCTAAAAAACACTGATGTAGAATCCAAATCCATACCAAATTCATCACTAATAATAATTTCATCAAGTGTATTTATTTCCATATTATCATCAGTATCCATTTTTTCTTCAGTATTTGGTAAAACATTGTTCAAGCTGCAACTTTGGTGACAAGGTATAATATCCATTGAATGCCTTTGTGATTCGTTTTGAACATATTGATGGAAACAATCCAATGATGAAAATTCTTGGCCACGTTTTCTATTAAAAATATAATCAATCATTTCTGCGGTAATCATTTTGTTGTAATGTTATAATTATTTTAGTACTGGTGTAATTACTAATTATTGATCAATTTTTTGTAACAGTCCACACCATCTCCACATAAAAAAACAATCAATGATTAGTAATTATTACAAAATGGAAATAATTACCTTAATAGCTAGCCATATTGATTGCAAAAAGAGGTTACAATATTTTGTTAAACTTTTAGGATCTATTAATAATCAAATTGATTATTTTGACACAATTAATGTTAAAATTAGTTTATCACACGATACCGATATATCACAAGACGAAATATTATTTTTGATAAAAAATATAAATAAAAATAATTTTCAGGTATATTTTCAAAATAATAAAATGAGTCAATTTGAGCATTATAATTTTTTAATTAATGAATTAGTGAATTATGATGAAAATAATGTATGGATACTATTTTCGGATGACGATGACGAATGGTCAGAAAATAGATTAGCAGCATATCATCATATGATTAATAGTATTGTAGATGATTATGATAAAACAACCTGTATTTGTTATACCAATGAGAAAAATAAAAGTACAAGTACATATATTGGTAGCTATACGGATTATTGTGTTAAGCTAAAATATGCAAGAATATTTTTTGGTCATGCATCCAATAACCAGTTACAACATAAATTTTGTGATTGCTATTTTGTTAAATTTTTATGCACATACGGCTCGGGTAAACTAATGCGTGCTTTTTGCGCAACAGACGATACTCTATATAACTGGTTTTCGCGCAAATACAATACTTCCGAGACCACAATATCTTTTTTAGAACAAATCAAGGCTTTTAATTTTACGGAAGATTCGGAATCACCAAAGAATAACACATCAGAATTAGAAAAATTAGTAATTAATAATTTGGATTTATATATGGCTCAATATTCAAACCACAACGCCAAAGACTGGATCAAATTTTGTGATGCTTATACTAATAATAAAATTAGTAATGGCGAGGTTCCACTTGAATTTAAAAGATTTATAGTCAAACTATATTTGGATAACTATGATAATCATATGTTTAATACCAAAAAATTGCCCGTTTACAAAAATTAAATTATGAAAAATTGATTTTTTTTGCCATAATAACACAATATATAAAAATGTGAATATATATATATCTGGATGAATAGTAACATCGGCGAGTATTCAATTAATCAAAAAAAACCAACAGCTTTGGTTTGCCCCACATGTAGTATTAAAAAAAATAAAACTATTCGGAGTACCGCATGTGGCACATGTAAAAATTGTCAAGAATTAACTTTTTATTTGAATCAAAGTTATTGCACAAATTGTAGCAATAGTTTGCATTCATGCTGCGAATGTGGTCAAACAATTAAGAATGGCGATTATTATATTGAAAATTTGGAACGTATTATTTCTTTGGAAATTAAAAATGAAAAACACTTTATGCAAAAAGAAACAAACGATAATTATATTCAATGTCACATAAAACTGATCGACAATTTAGAAAAGGAATTAAATCGTACCAAAAAAATGTACAATGGCAAAACTGTTGAACAAATGATAGAAATTATTGGCAAACCAAATTAAAAAATTGATATATAAATACTATTTAAAATAACACCATGAAATAATATTTGTTAATAAATGGCAGAAATAAAATGTTATTGTGATGCGAGTTTTGATCCAAAAAGTAAAATTGCTATTGCTGGATGGAAAATTGGTGATGATGTGATCCGTGATATAATGATTAATAACACAACCAATACTCGTGCGGAAATAATAGCACTCGTTAAATTAATAAATGATCTCAACCCAAATCAAAAATATATTATTTATACAGATTGTCTTGGTATTATTAATCGATTAGCATCCAAGGACAAACTAATAAAAAAAAATTTTTCCAATAATCGTGGAGTAAAATTATCAAATGCTGATTTATACCAAAAAATGTTTGAAATAGTTTCTGAAAATATAAAAATATTACATATAGATGGGCACATTGCAACCAAATTAATGAATCAGGATAATATGAGATTTTCGGAATTAGATAAACATGTTAGATCGGTACTTAGATCGATGGTTAAAGATAAATAATATATGGTTTATTGTCTATTGAATATTTTATGTTATAATTATATTATAACATACAATGATATTAGATAATTTTCCGGCGGTTTTATGGATAAATTTGGACAGAAGTCAAAATAGAAGAGAATATATGGAAAAATTAATGGAAAAATATTGCATAAAAAATACCAGAATTAGAGCAATAGATGGTTTGGATAAAAATCTAGAACTATTTTCCGTTTGTCATCCTAACACTAAAAGATCGAAACCCGAGAATGCATGTACTTGTTCGCATCTAACCGCTATCAAATATTTTGTGGATTGTATACCAGATGACAAAATAATTATTTTTGAGGATGATGTTAGTTTTGAATTTTTAGAATTAATACCATTTAATTGGTCAGAATTTGAAAAAAATTTACCAAAAGATTATGGTTTAATACAATTAGCGATAACACGTGAAAATGCATTGGTTAGTAGTAATATGGTCAAAACAGATCCATCGATGAAATATTTTTGTAGCGCCGCATACCTGATAACAAAAAAAACAGCAATTGAATTATTGGATAAATATTATTCCAAAAAAACGGGAAAAATTGATTTAGCCAATAATATTTATACTACAGCTGATGCAATGATAGCCAGCACTGGAAAAACATATAGCATACCAATTTTTACATACCAATCAGGAAAATCAACCATACATCCAATGCATTATTATATTCATTATCGATCAAAACAACAACAACATAATATGTGGAATCAAATCGCAAATGATAAAACTTTTGACAACAATGATTATTTTTGCAATTCAAAAAAAATTGATTTTTAATCTTTTTAGTATGTATGCTATATTTTGAATTATAATTAATGAAAAATAATAAAAAAAACACGATAGAAGAAGAAATTGACCAAATGGAAGACGTTCCATTGATGCGCAAAAATTATCAATCAATCAAAATTAATTTGGATGACGAGTACTATGAGGAACCCATTTTTGCATCTGTTATGAGATTTTTGGGATGTTTTGTTGGTTATTCATGCATTCCGTGTTTTGGTGGATGGTGTGGAAATTGTTGCTATCCTTATAAATCTATTAATAAAGGTTCTAGGGGTGTAGTCCAGGAATTTGGACGTGTTAAAAGAGAAATTGGTGATGGTATGCATTATGTTAATCCATTGACGGAAACTCTACGAAAAGTCAATATGAAAGTACAAGTAATTGATTTACAGCGACAAAATGTTATGACATCAGACAAATTATCAATCAATATTGATAGTGTTGTTTATTTTCAAATTACTAATATTGATAATGCATTGTTCAGAATAGATGATTTCAAACATTCTATCATTGAACTATCATACACTACGCTCAGAGATGTAATCGGACATTCAACATTGGAAATGTGTTTAAGTGAAAGACAACAACTAGCAGAATCAATAAAACTGGTAGTTGATGAAAAGGTTCAAAACTGGGGAGTTAATATTATTGCTATCCAAATCAAGGATATTATTGTTCCGCCAAATATTACTTCTGCCCTTTCTGCCACTGTTACTGCCGAAAGAGAAGCATTAGCTAAAATGATTACCGCTGAAGCTGATGTTAAAGCAGCTGAAATGATGAGAAGAGCAGCGGATATTTTATCAACTCCTGCAGCAATGCAAATAAGATCTTTAGAAGTTATTGATCGCATCTCACAAAGTCCCAATACTAAGATTGTTATTTTGCCATCTGATCTTAATCTGCAATCAAGTATACGGGCCAATATGGTATCTAATGAAATTGTTACTATTTAAAAAAATAATTTAAAATGATATAAAGATATAATACTGGTTTAATATTGTAGAACAATTAAAATGGGTGGAATTTAAAAAAAATAATTTTCTAACATATAATTGTATATAATACACTAATAGTCAGTTAAACTAATAAATTTATTAGCTTAACTCTCGATAGTTTAATGGTAAAACAGCGGGCTGTAAACCCACGAATCTGTGTTCGATTCACAGTCGAGAGGCGGGAATAATTTTCCCTTAAAAAGTAAACGCAGAATTATGGTGTTTATTTTTTCGGAATGATCGTATAATAGTAGTACACCGGATTCCAAACCCGGTAGCAGGAGCGCAATTCTTCTTCATTTCACATTTATTGGTTCTCTATTAGAGAACTAATAAATAATTAAAAAAAAAATTGAATTTACAATTAATAATGTGTTCATAAATTGGTACTGTCATTAAAAAGTAGTTCCATAAAAGAGAGAATAAATGGAAAACAAATTATTGGAATTTCTTCATCAAAAACAATTAACAGATATCTCATTGACATTTATAGATGATAATAATAATGAATTAACTTTTGATGCACATAAACTAATTTTGTGTGCATCGTGTGTTTATTTTGAAAAATTATTATTGGAAAATTTCAAAGAAAAAAATTTGGATAAGATTAAGATGGTTGTTCCTGATATTCATATTTGTTATGATATTGTAATGTCTTTTTATGGACAAATTATTAATAGTGGTGATTATCCGGATTGGTATCGTATTATTCACACAAATATATGTCGCGATTTTTTTGGGTTGAATAATGATTTATCATCATTGATCGATTTAAATATTCCATTAGAAAATTTTGACGAATTGCTAAAAGTTGTCAACATAATTGGTTACAATGAAACAACACTCACTTGTCTCATAAAAAACTGTCCTTGTGATTATGATTTATCGGTACACAACATACCAAAAAAATTAATCAAAAAAATGATAAAAAATCCCACAACATATATTGTATATGGTGATCATAATATTCATTTTTATGATTTTGACAAAAATCATACTATCAGAATAATCAATGCCCATAATGATAAAATATACGGCATACTTTTTTCCATGGACAGTCAACAAATCATATCGGGTAGTCGGGATTATACTATTAAAATATGGGATCCAAAAACTGGAGATTTAATAAAAAAACTTGATAAACATGAATCTGGTGTGACAGGTATTTGCCATTCTTTTGATAAAAAATATATTATATCAGGGTAGTAAATCCATATAAAAGTATATAAATTTATTTATTATAATTGCAATAATGAGATCCAAAGAAATTCTCAAATTACTTAAAGTTTCAAGAGTTACTTTATCATCTTACGTT